TACTAGTGATTCTGCAATTAGGTCATATATTACATTTGACTATACAACAAATGGTGTTGCAAATCCAGATGAAAATTATACAATTGTTCCCGCTAGTCAAAGTAGAATTATAAACAATTCAGAAATTTTTAATCCAGATGCAAAAAATGAAGTTATTGATGGACACATAATATATCCTCCAAAATCAGATGCTAGTAATATTTCATTAATTTGTTTTGTTGATTTTAAAGTAAAAAGTATTTTAAAGAAAAGTGTATTTTTAAGAAAGTTAGAGTTTGTTGGACGGACATTAAACTATACTTCTAATACACCAATAGGAACAAAATATGGAACAGATATATATCCTTATAGCAAAGTTGGTTTTTATGATGGATATAAATTAAAAAATCCACTTCTTATAGATAAAGAAAATCTTCCATATCTTTATTTAACAAGAAAAAGTGGAATAGAACTAAGAGGAGATGCTAGTAATCCAAAACTTGAAAGAGGAATTAAAATTCCAATTTCATCTACTTTTATAAATTCTTATTCTTTAAGTGCTATGCAAATGTTTTTTAGATGTGATTTATTTGCATTTCCAGAAACACCAATTAAAATATTTGAATTAAATTACAAAACAGATGTTCTAGACTTTTATATTAAAGCAAATTCTAGCAATGGTAATAGAGGAGTAGTTTTTGCTAAGTTAAGATCAAATGGTGCTGATTATAATAATCTTTTATATTATATAAATGGTAGATTAACTGGTCAACCAGTAATAAATATTCAACAATGGAATGTTTTTGGTATTTTATTCAATGAACCTTTAAATTTTAATCAATATGATGGAAGTTTAAACTTAAAATATTTAATGACATTTAATAATATATCTTTTTATCAAGGTACGCCAACACAGATTGTACAAAGATTTATTTATAGAACTTGGCAAGAGGCTGAAGACGAAAAGGAAGACTGGCAAGCATGGGAAGATGCTGGAGACTGGAGCAATGTTTTAGTTAGATCAAAAGACTCAAGATATCTTGTTAATCCAAAAGAAACCTATAAATCGTATATGGGAAATAATAAAATTATAGTTGATGATTTAAGTGATACATTTAAATTTGTTTCTAATAGTTTAAGAATATATCAAGACGCATCTTGGCAAACATATGTTATAACTCCAGCATAATATGGTATACTAGTGGTTATGAATAAGCCAAAATCAGAAAAAGTTGGTAAATCTAAACTCAAAGTAATCGAAAAAGGTTACGATTGGGGTATGTATATTTGGATTAAGCCAAACGGAAAAGCATTTGGTGATGGGCATGGAAATCTTTTAAATATTCCATCAATGCGTGGAGATTTGCAAAAAATGGCTGAATTAAGACGAGCAGCAGAATATTATGGTTGTGAAGGCGGTCATGCAGAATTTCATCCAGGTATAAAAAGGGTTAGCGAGATGGAGTATACAGAACAATTATCACGTATGCGTGAAGGACTAATTCCTAATATGAACGATCTTGGTGCAGTGTATGATGCACAACAAACATTAAAGGTACATGGTGAAGAATAATGAATGAAGAATATATTCTTGGCGCATCAATTAGCGATCCAGTAGAAAAAAACGATGAATTTAAAAAAAGCGATCCATTTGGTAAATCTTGGGATGATCTTAAGGGATTAGGAAATTTAGATCAAAATTTTAAAAGACGAACATCAAGAAATTTAGGTAAAGTTGATACAGCAGCAACAGCATATTTAAATAGCGCTAATTCAAGTCCATCTGGTGTTGAAGATGCACGATCAAAGGCAATCAATCCTGGTGCTGTTATTAGAAATGGCTATGGTTTATTTGATGTTATTACTCCTCCATATAATCTTTATGAATTAGCAAATTATTATGATACTTCTTTTGCAAATCATGCTGCAATTGATGCAAAGGTAGAAAATGTTGTTGGTCTTGGTTATGATTTTGTTGTAGGGTCACGTACAATGCTTAAACTTGAAAATGTTGAAGATGAAACAGCATTGGGTAGAGCAAGAAAACGAATTGAACGTGCAAAAATTGAAATGAAAGATTGGCTAGAAAGTCTAAATGATGATGATAGTTTTACAAAAACAATGGAAAAAATATATGTAGATATGCAGGCAACTGGTAATGGGTATATGGAAATTGGTCGTACGGTTACTGGTGAAATTGGATATATTGGACATATTCCAGCAACAACAATTAGAGTTCGCAGACTTAGAGATGGATACGTTCAAATTATTGGACCATCTGTAATTTATTTTAGAAATTTTGGAGCAAAGAATCAAAATCCAATTACAACAGATCGCAGACCAAATGAAATTATTCATTTTAAACAATATTCACCACTAAACACATATTATGGTGTTCCAGATATTATTGCTGCATTGCCAGCGCTTGTTGGAGATCAACTATCGTCTCAATACAATATTGATTATTTTGAAAATAAAGCAGTTCCAAGATATATTATTACACTTAAAGGCGCAAAACTAAGTGCAGATGCAGAAGATAAAATGTTTAGATTCTTACAGACTGGTTTGAAATCACAGTCTCATAGAACTCTTTATATACCACTTCCTGGAGATAGCGAAAACAATAAGGTTGAATTTAAAATGGATCCAATTGAAAATGGTATTCAAGAGGCTTCATTTAATGAATATAGGATTAGAAATCGTGATGATATATTAATTGCACATCAGGTTCCTATTTCTAAACTTGGCGGTGCAGATAGCGGTTCAATTGCTGCTGCTCTAGCACAAGATAGAACGTTTAAAGAGCAGGTTGCAAGACCAGCACAACAAGAATTAGAAAAACTTATTAATAAGGTTGTTCGTGAAAAAACTGATATTCTTGAACTTAAGTTTAACGAACTTACACTTACTGATGAAATTGCACAATCCCAAATTCTTGAAAGATATGTAAAGACTCAAGTAATGATGCCAAATGAGGCTAGAGAGGTCATTGGTTTGCCACAAAGACCAGATGGTGACATGCCATTTGAAATGTCTACAAGACAAGCAACAGATGCAAGAGCAAACCTTGCTGGAAATAGAGGAAGGGATTCTGAAAGAACAAATAATAATTCAGACTCTCCTTCAACAATTTCTGGAAGAAATCCACAAGGGGAAGGTAGGTCATCCACATAATATCAACAAAGTAATAAAAATGTTGATATAATGGATGTGATATGAGTATCATTTCTAAATCGCATTATATTGTTACGACAGATGCTAGTTTAAAGGCTTTTTCTAAATTTAAAGGTAACATTCGTGAAATGCATCAACCATCTGCTGTTGGAAAAATGGTTGCATTTAAAGAAGATAAGTATTTTGATCCAGAAACAAAGAAATTTTACTCTGGTGTTTTTGTTTCAGCATATGTTTCAAAAGGCGCACAAAATGCGTGGGAAAAAGTACTAGATGGAACATATACAGGTTTTTCGATTGGCGGTAGAATGAACAAGTGGGACGATGGCTATGATGAGAAAGCAGATAAGCCAATTAGAATTATTAAAGAATATGATTTAGTTGAACTATCACTTGTTGATAATCCAGCAAATCAATTTGCAAACATTATTTCTATTGAAAAGGTTGATGGAGTAGATGTTATCAAGGGATCTGTTGCTGATATTGTTGTTGAAAATGTGTTCTGGGATAAAGAATCTGGACTTGTAATGGTTTCTGAAAATGAAATAGAAATTAGTCCAACTTCTGGACAACCAATGAAAAATATAGGTTTTGTTGAGAAAAGTGATAATGAAAAAACAGATATGATAAAGTTCTTAGTTGATAGTGCCAAAGGTATTAGTACAACTGAGATTCAAAAGGAGGTAAGTCCTATGACAAATGAAACAACAGCAGTTGTTGAAGATGTTGAGGTCGCTCCAGAGGCAACAGATGTTGATACTGTTACCAAGAGTGTTGAAGTTGAAGAAGCACCTGTTGCTGAAACAACTGAGGCAGCCGAAGCAGTTGTTGAGACTGAACTTGCCAAGTCAGAAGAGGTTGCAGAAGTAACCGAAGAGATTGTTAAATCTGACGAGGTAGTAGTCAATGCAGTTGCCGAAATTAAAGAGACTCTTGCGAGTGCCTTTGGCGATCTAGCAGCAACTATTAAGTCATTAAATGAAGAGACCATGAAAGTGGTCCAGGCTCAAGTTGCTGAATTAAGCAAGTCCATTACAGACGTATCTAAAGAGGTTAAGAACGTCAAAGAAAGTAATGCTGAGTTTGGAAAGAGAGTAGATGCCGTAGAGCAAGATACTGCTTTCCGCAAGTCTGGCGATCTAGGCGAGATCGTACAGGAGCCAGAAATGGTTCAGAAATCCTTATGGGGCGGTCGTTTCCTCGCAACTGACCTATTTAAATAAGGAAATTCACTAGGAGGTGAACAATATGTCAGAAGAAATTATTAAGAATCAACCAGGTAGCGGTGGCGCATCAGACTCGGGTTTATATAACGCGGATGGTGGCTTTGCTTCTGGTGGAATCGGTGGTGTTTCAAGTCCAGGTGCAGACACCTTGGGCAACATCCCAACTGCACAATTCGGTGTAACAACTGGTGCAAACGCTGTAAATCCTTCGGGATCTGCTGCTAGTGGAATTCTGAGACCAGAACAGGCACGTCAATTTATTGATTATGTCTGGGATGCT